TTCGGAGTCGGAGTCCGTTTCACTCTCAGAATCGGTGTGATGTTCCGACTCACTTGGGTAGTAAACATTGGGTAAATGTTCTGCGAGTGCGGACCAATCGACCCAATCGTGGAATTTATTGTTTTCCAGGAAATCCGCCAATTGCTTCTTCTCTTTGATCTTCCACGTATTTTTTGCGATATCCCCCCAATACTCGATGGATTCCTTGTCAATTTCCAAAGGATACAAATACACCTCTTCTTGGTCATCGACCATTCTGATATGTTCGCAATATAGGTCATACATGTACTCTAAGACACCGGAAATTGAAGCACTCCCATCGCCCAATAAGTTTTCGTGACCAAACGTCAAAAAGTGAAATTGGCAATCACGGAGTTGGGTGTCCAACTTTTCCCTGAAAACACCCATGTAACACAGGTAATTTCTTGAGTTCTGAGGGACGAGGTGTTCGGGGAAGTTATCCGCTCTCAGCGCCCAAACCTCGGTATCCACACCAGTCATTCTCGTCATCAACTCATCCAAATGGGAAAGACGACACAGACTCGTGCAATGCTTAACAAGTTCAAAGTTGAGGCTCATGATTGTTATCTGTATGATTTACGTTTGATTTGTTTAAGTGTGTTATTAAAAGTCAATTCTAGACGCAAGTCTACCAAAGGTCATTTTCTTAAAGATCTTTTCCCGTTCTTCAAAATCACGGCACCGTTCAACGATTTCATGGAGTCGAACTTGAGCTTCCATGAGCTTATCTTCATGAGCGAATTCGGTATGCTTCTTAGTTGGTCTCCAACCCTTGAATTTACAATAAAAATGCTCTTTCTCGGCATTCTTTTTCTCAATTTCCTTAAAACGTTCGATTTCGGAACAACATACCATGTATTCGTTCATTCGCTCGTTGAGTTTTTCCCTTTTTAACTCGTTCATTCGAACTTTAATGAGGTCAATCGCGGGATCGTACACCGAAGAGTCGTCGTCTCCGTAAATTTGGTTTACTCGGAGAGTTCGGAGGATGACCCCCAAATCCCTGAAGCTCATTTCGTAAATGGAGTGTTCGGTCTTTTTTTGGTGCGTCCGGACATCGTATCTCCCGGTTGATGACTTTTTTCCAAATTTCGATTTGGACATCTGTACAGAGAGACCTCGTGGCTTGGCAAAATGCGAGGCGGAAATCATGGGTCGTGCAACCATCTTGCATTTATACACGCGCCAAACCTTTATAAAACTTTGGAAATTCAAGTATAATCTCTTCACCAGCCTCGTTTATGGCTGTGACTATCTCGTAGCCGTCTTTATGATAATTGGGTTTTGGATCATACTCGAGTGTCTTAGGTACAAAAATGTTAAATAATAGTTCATACAAACTCATTCTTCTTTCCTCTTACTGAGATGTTCTTCTTCAAGCTTCTTCTTCTCACTACGAACTGTTCGCAAAAACTGTTTCGGGTATCCCATTAAAGATCCCCACCTGAAATCGTCGATGGAATATTCAATGTATTCCGGGACGTGCGCAACAAAGACAAAGACACCCTTTACGAGTCTAAAAGTCCACGTCGTCGCCAAGGCGTAAAAGAAAGCGCGGGGGTATAACCACCACATATATGTATTTATGTCTTCTTTTTTTTATCTTCATTTAATACAGGATGAATTTAACCGACCTAGATGAGATTCCACACAAGATACAGTATATTACCATTGATTCTGTCGATGTAAAACCACATACTGGAGGAGAACCAGTAAGGGAGCGTCACGTACCCGTGACACTCGATCTGGATTTATATTCAAATATACATTTTGAGGGTATGTCACAAGTCATCGGGTTAAAAATCGTCGATGCATACTTCATGCAAATCGGTGGCGCCGGCGTTAGAGACGGTGGAGTTGCCAGACTTATAGATATCACATGCCCCCAAATTCCCACAGTTGGACAATTGTTAACGAGTAGAGGACAAGTATTGGCGCGATGCCCACTCGAGGGTAACGCAGTTCCGTCTGGGGACGATTATAGATTTGATAAACAACCAAGGCTCATGACTCGTAAAACAAATTATTTTAATCCTATATCGATTAAAAAGTTAGATTTTTCATTCTACGAACTTGGTGCAGATGATGTCTACCAGGGACTCCAAAATTCGCGTGAATGGACTATTACATTAGAAATAACGACCATTGACACAAAGGAAAAACCGAGAAATAGAGAACTACAAATACTAGACGCTCTCGATCGTTTGATGGTCAAAATAGGTGACCTCAATCATAACGTGAAAAAATTACCCGACGCCGAACAATTGGAGAAAGCTAGAAAGGAAACTAAAAAATACCCATTTAGCTATCTTGTTTTAATGATAGTTCTTATATTAGCCGGTGTTTATTACATTACTTCAAAACAGGCTCCGCCGCCTCAGCCTTCTTTTTAGTCGTCTTTCGGACGACCTTCTTGACTGGAGCTGGAGCTGGCTCAGCCTTTTTGACTGGAGCTGGCTCAGCCTTTTTGACTGGAGCTGGCTCAGCCTTCTTGACTGGAGCTGGAGCTCCACCGTCGATCTCATCACACAATCGCATCAACAAACCATACACATGTTTCTTGTTGACTCGAAGTGTCTTCATTTCATCTCGGATTTCTTGTCTGAGAGCTTCCATTGTATAATATACATAAAGGAAATATTATCTTTAAACATAATGCTCGTGATAGGACCAACTCTTCTGAGTGGAATAGGTCAACATGCTAAAAAGTATACCGAAATGTTCCCCGATTGGACATACATGGAAATCAATGAGAATGTACCCAAATGTGAAAGAGCATTCGTATTCGCTCTCCCCGTCCGACACTGGTTCGATAAAATAATCGAACTCAAATCAAAAATCAAGCATTTACATTGTATGACTGTGTGTGAAACTGAAACGGTACACGAAGATTACGGTAAATTATTTGATCTCTTTGATAGAATCGCTGTACCGAGTGAATTTTGTAAAAAGGTGTTTTCGAGGCAATTTCCTGATACAGAATTCTATGTCGTACGAGCACACGTACCGCAACACGATGTGTATAGATTCTACCACATAGGAAATATAATGGATCAACGTAAGAACTTTAGAGATATACTCGAAGCATTTGTTCGCCTGAACAAACCAAACGCGAAACTTATCGTAAAAGCTACATGTAATCAACCGGTCAAGATAAATTTACCAAACGTTGAGATCATAAATGGTCTCATATCGGATGATGAAATGGATAAAATACACAAGTCATCTGATTGTTATGTAAGTTTCTCGAGTTCAGAAGGTGTGGGAATGGGTGCTGTCGAGGCCGCGCTGAGGGGGAAACCAGTGATTATCACGGATTACGGTGGAGCACCCGAGTATGTGAAAACACCGTACACGATCGAATGTGGACTTCAAGAGTTGCAGAATGACGATTTCTTGTTTAAGAAGGGTATGCAATGGGGCAAACCCAACAAAGAGCAACTCTTGGAGTTCATGAATGACGCGTACGAGAAACGTGTGAGACACATGGATCATTCACACACGGAACAAATGGTGAGTAAAGAAAACGTCTCACAACAATTCTTCAATGATGTAATTGGTAAGGAGAACGATGAGACCGGTGAGGATAGCACCTGAGGCGATGGCACCTTTTTGAGCGATCAACATGGAAACGATATCATCGACAAATCCAACGTTAGTTGGCTTCTTTACGGTATCTGGGACAATCTTAGCGATAGCGACATAGAGAGCCATGGCTATTACAACTGGACGAAGCGTCTCTTGGTCTAACATTTATAGTACACTAATATTTTATCTTCGGTTGATGTTTCTTACAGAACCCACCACACGAAGCCTTAAATCCACACGGCTTTCCAGCCAGAGTCACTGCTTGGCAAGTGTGTACTGCGTGTCTTTTTTCTACCACCCGTTCGGGCGCTTTGTCTATGACTTGAACGACTCGACTCTGTTTATCTTTTCTGAGTTGCGCGTACTTTTGTTTCATCTTCCAAGTCGCGTTTGCGAGTTTCGTACATCTATCGGTGGGGGAATTCACCCGGTACATACGCATGGCGTCGGCGAGGCACTGTTCGTAGGACATCTTCAAATGTTTAATTACAAGGATGGGTCTGCGTGACTTAGGTTTAGATTATGCGATGTCTATCGACAATCAAATCGTGGACACCTCCTACGATGGATTGTAAAATAAAAAAGTGGAATGCATTTTGGATGGTTTCTGCAAAAGTGTTCATTTTTTTTTACTACAAATTAATCAGGTGTGGTAAACTACTTAGGAATTAAAAAAACGTGGTTCTGTCATGAATTTCAAAAAATTCCTTTTCTATGGGAAGCAACGGAAGTTTACGTTTCATGCGTCTGTCTATCCAGTTGAGTCTGGAATCAATTATCACACGTCGAGCTCCCTCTAATGGGAAAATGGAGTTGAAAATATGAAAATCTGCAATATTTTCGATACGTGAACCTTTCTTCACGTTCTCATCTTTTGTGAGAAATTGGATATTTTTGTGATTGAATATGCGAGTCCACTGGTCGACGTCATTTATATTTTCCTCTATATACAGGACCTGTCTTGGTATGATTTCATCAATCTCAAATGGATATCGTCCAGAAACAATATCGTCCCAAGTGACTGCAGAGTATGTTATTCCATATCTAATGCGCATTTTTTCCATGAGACGTGTGATAAGTTCATCTCTACTTATACCAATAAGAGGCTCATATTTATCATAGTGTTTACCGTGTCTAATTGCATTGCTTATCTTAGTGCGCAAATCATTGGACCACTGACGCCCCATATGCTGTCGGTAGCAATGCAAGCAACTGCATGACGCTACCTGTGCATACCCTTCAAGTCCATATTGACCCTTGTATCGGGTGGAATTAACATCGGAATTGCATAATTGCCTAGACCTTGGGTTCTCGTCACCTTCTGTAACACACACTGATAAGACATGGCTTCCGTCTTCTCGCGGTTTAATCGATACAAGTCTGATATCGGTGTCATTATGGTCCCATGTTTCACCGGGTGTTAAAGCACGATTTGATTTTGATACCACCGTCTTGGACTGTTTAATTGACTTCTTCTTCATTGACTTCTTCTTCGTTGACTTCTTCTTCGACTTCTTCATCGATTTTGATTTGAGTTTAAGTCTTTTCATTGCTTCTTTGCGTAGAACAGCCTTACGCTGATGTGTGAGCCTCTCTCCTTTCCAAATATAATAGGGTTTTACACAGCACCCAGATGGGCACCCATTGGGTGCAAACCGGCACTTAGGGCAGCCTCGTCCGTTTTCGTATGACATGGCTATGTTACTTAGGTTAAATACTAAACCCTTAAGCTAGTTTCTGGTGACTTAGGGTTATAAAATTCATTAAAATTTGATAATTCAAAGACCTCTTACCTTTGTTTTTTAAAAACAACTTAAGTGGAAGCCTCGTTTATTAAAAAGTAAGGACAATGAGCGAAAGTATTCAGAAACTCACGCACGTGGAACATATCTTGAAGAGACCTGACTCGTATGTTGGCCCTGTGTCTCGTGTTGGCGAGCAATATTGGGTCAAAGAAGGTGAAGGTTTTGAAAAGAAGACTGTCATCTATGCGCCAGCACTTCTCAAGATTTTTGACGAAATTCTTGTTAACGCGATCGACCGTAATTCACTCCATCCGAAACAGGTAACGTCAATCTCCATCAACATCGACCGAGAGAAGGGTGAAATCAGTGTTGAGAACAATGGACCTCTCGGGGGTATATCGGTAAAGGAACATGAAAAGGAAAAAATTTGGAATCCGGAACTCACGTTTGGGCATCTTCTCACGAGTACCAACTACGATGATTCGCAACAGCGTGTCGTGGGTGGTAGAAATGGGTACGGTGCAAAGCTCGCGAATGTATATTCAAGTAAATTCTCCATCAAAATCAAGGATTCTGAAAACAAGACGACGTACACACAAGAGTGGACGAATAACATGAAGACGTGTGGAAAGCCAAAAATGCGTAGTTACGCGGGGGCGACCTCGAGTATATGCATCACATTCACACCGGATTGGTCTAGGTTTGGTATGAAAGAGATGGACGATTACATTTTCAAAATCTTTGAAAAGCGGGTCTACGACGCAAACATCTGTACCACACCGGGGTGTAAAGTCAAGTTTCAAGGGGAGGTAATTCCAAAGACGAACTTTGATAAATACGCCAAAATGCACACAAAATCTGATGAGATTTGCATGTTTACATCGAGTATGTGGACTGTATGCATTGCACCATCGGACGATGGGTTTGAACATGTATCATTTGTAAATGGTATATGTACGGCAAAGGGTGGAAGTCACGTGGATCATGTGGCGAATACACTCGCATCGAATATCATCGATGAGATGGCGAAGAAGATCAAGCTTAAACCACAACAGGTAAAAAATACATTCATGGTGTTCGTAAAAGCAACACTCGTGAACCCGACATTCAGTAGTCAGGTCAAATCCGAGTGTACGCTCAAACCACAAGAATTTGGGAGCAAATTTGAACCTACGAAGAAGTTCATAAAGGAGATTCTCAAGACGAATGTTCAATCGGAATTGATGGCACTCTCCAAATTCAAGGAACTGAAAGAGCTTCAAAAGACTGATGGCGCGAGAAAGTCTAAAATAACTGGTATCCCAAAGTTGGATGACGCAAACAAGGCGGGGACGCAACAATCTGAAAAGTGTACGCTCATCATCACAGAGGGTGATTCCGCTAAGTCTCTCGCGGTCGCCGGTCTTTCGGTGGTTGGAAGAGATTATTATGGCGTATTTCCACTTCGAGGAAAGTGTAAGAATGTGAGAGACGCGTCGGTCAAACAACTCACAGAGAACAAGGAGTTCAGTGATCTCAAAAAGATTCTTGGTTTGCAACAAGAAAAGGTATATACGTCACTCAATGATCTCCGATATGGTAGACTCATGATTATGACTGATGCCGATACCGATGGGAGTCACATCAAGGGTCTCGTGCTCAACATGATTCATTACTTCTGGCCGAGTTTACTTGACCTAAATTTTGTGGTGAGTATGGTCACGCCTATCATCAAAGCGACCAAAGGGTCTCAAACAATGTCGTTTTACACCGATTCTATGTTTAGACTATGGTATGGAAATGGAAAGTCTGGATGGAAGATTAAGTATTACAAGGGTCTCGGTACCTCTACATCTGCCGAAGCGAGAGAGTATTTCAAGAATATTGAAAAGCTCACGGTCAAGTTTGACACGGATGAAAAGACGGATGATTCCGTGGTACTCGCATTTGATAAAACAAAGGCTGATTCTCGTAAGACGTGGCTCTTAGAAAGCACCGAAAAGGAGAGTTCAGAGCTTGAAATCCCATATGGAAACGTTGAAAGAATCAATATCACAGAATTCATTCACAAGGATCTGGTAAATTTCAGTCTTGCGGATTTGAAGCGATCCATCGCACACGTGTGTGATGGTCTCAAGCCTTCTCAAAGAAAGGTCATGTACTCGTGCTTCAAGAAGAATTTGACGAATGAAATGAAGGTTGCGCAGTTGGCTGCGTATGTCGCAGAAACATCGGCGTACCATCACGGGGAGGTGTCTCTCGCAGATACGATCGTAAAATTAGCACACAATTTTACGGGTTCAAACAATATCAATCTCCTCGAACCGTGTGGTCAGTTCGGTACGAGACTCATGGGTGGTAAAGATGCGAGCCAAACGAGGTACATCTTTACGAAGCTCACGAAAGATTCGAGAAAACTCTTCGATTCACGGGATGATGCGGTACTCAAATACCTTGACGACGATGGGCGTCCGATTGAACCTGAATATTATGTACCGATTTTACCGACCGTTCTCATCAATGGAACAGAGGGCATCGGTACTGGATTCAGTTGCTACGTTCCACCATTTAATCCAAAGGACATCTGTGAGAACATAGAACGAGCTATTTCTGGACAGTCTCTCAAGGAGATGAAACCGTGGTTTGACAAGTTCAAGGGTCGTGTTTTCAAGAATGAGGATGGACTTTGGATTACAGAGGGTGTATGGTCAGGCAACAGCACGGGAACGAATCTCAAGATTACAGAACTTCCACCGGGGCGTTGGACACAGGACTACAAGGAATATTTGGATGGACTCACAGAGAAAAAGGTCATCTCCGGATTCGTGAATAACAGTACGACCGAAAATGTGGATTTCACAATCACGGGATACAGAGGGAAGAATCTCATCAAAGATTTTAAGCTCCAAAAATCGTTTCACGTGAGTAACATGCACCTGTTTCATCCGACCAAGGGTATCAAGAAATATGAAAGTCCAGAAGACATTTTGGTCGATTTCATCGAAGTGAGAATGCACACATACAAGAAACGAAAGGAACATCTCATCGCCGTTCTCAAAGAGAAAGCCAAGAAGCTTGAGAATATGTCTCGTTTCGTGGATGCGGTGATTAATGAACGTATCACTGTCTTCAAGAGAAAGAAGAGTGATCTCGAAAGTGAGATTTCAAAATCATACGATACAATTGATGGGTCATACGACTATTTGCTCAACATTAAGACATACCAATACACGAAAGAGGCTGTACAATCACTCATGGAAGATACACGAAAAGCGACTGAAGAATTGAAAATATTGGATGCGACCGCACACTTGGACATGTGGAAATCGGATTTAAAAATATATAAGCAATAAGTAGTATGTGTGATAGATCCGGACCAGACACGGGTGCCTCACTTTGTTTGACTGCTATAGGTGGTCAGGACACATATCTTCTAGACAAAGAATCACTCTTTAAATATGATCCAAGGCAACACTCTGAATTTAGAAAGTTTCATAGGAGTTTTAATATAAACAAGCCATCTAATGCTTCACCAAAATGGCCATTTGGCGAAACCGTGAAAGCGTCATTTAATCCAATGAATATGGGGGATCTTTTGTGCAACATGTACATACGAATAAAGTTACCAGGTCTATCGAATACAGATTATAATTATGCCGATAAAGTGGGCAAACACTTGTTCAAAAGTATCACAATGCGCGTAGACGAAACCGTCATTGAAATATACAAAGATGACATAGGATTCATTTATGATGAATTATATTTGGATCACGCGGAGCACATTAGTAGAGATTACACAGATAATAGATTTTTAAACCGAGAAACGATATTATCAAATCAACTCAAACTATTAAGACTCAATGAAACATTTGTTTATGTACCTATACCATTCTTTTTTTCAAGAAGGTATGAGTCTTCGGATTACGAGACAAACGTTCACAATCGCCCATACTTTCCTTTGTGTGCTATGAACAAACAAAAGCTTGAGTTCGATATAGAATTCAGACCACAAACATTTTTTACGGATGAGCCAACTGATTTAACTTTACCCAGTTTTGATATAGTGACAGAAGAAATAGTAGTCACTCAAGAAGAAAGACTGTTTTACATGTCTTCTAAGTATGAAATGATAACCGATATATTTAACACACATCCCAAAGCCGATACAGAACCCGGTAAGGACAAATTCAAAATTGAACTTGCTCCACAGGGTCGGGTGAAAACACTCCACTTCTTCTTCAGAAACAAATTATTTGAAGATGAAACAATTGCGAGTAACGCCTCGGTATTAACTAATAGCGCACAACTTACCCAAAACACACACTATTATCACAATCGTTTCAATCTTACACCACTCCCATCATACACGAAAGCAAACGATTCAGTATCAAATGACATAGCAATAAACGCAAAACTATCGATAAACGGTGAAGATTTACCAAACATAAACAATCCAGATTCACACTATTACAGGTATCTCACCACATTAAATCACAAATTCCATGGGACGCCCAGAAATATATACACATATAGCTTTTCTATGAATCCACGTAACGTAGATCCATCAGGGAGTCTCGACTTTACTAATATCAAAAACAATAGAACCACTCTCGAATGTACTCTTAACCCGTATCACGGTACAAACGAAGAATTCACGTGTCATATATACTACTCAACCTATACCACTCTCACATTTGAAAACGGGTATCTCAGTACAAGAGTCGAACCTTTATCGTATTCAGCTAACATAGGTGAATACGGTACAGGGGATTTAATGAGCGGGGATGAAATTGTTTTGAAACAAGATGGTGGAACCATGATGATTGCATCATTTCCCGAATAGAGAGTCTTTGTGCTCTTTTATATAAGAAATAATACCATTCTTAATACACCATTTGATGAAATTGAGCTGTGCAACAGTCGTATTGATTTCATCAGTTGTTCCTGGTATCTTATACGAAATTTTATCTGATCGACAAAATGGGTCGAACAATTTCTTGCTATATCCGTCGAGAGTTGATTTATAAGCACAGTGTACACTGAAAATCTTGCCATCGATTGTTTTATACATCAAATTCGTTTTCTTGGAATAGTTCGTGATGAACCACTCCAAATTTCTAAGGGAGATACCACCCGTCTTTGAAAGAATTTGCGAGAGCGTCCTTCCATTTTCGGGGGTACCATAAAATGCATCGATTGAATTTAGTAGGATATCCGATTTCTTCATATTACATCATAAGTTTCAAATCTCTAAATTGGTTACTAGATGAAGCTTCACACGCGGGACACCCAAGTTTAAATAGAGGTGGGAATGTGTGATTGTGTCTCAATACAGTCTTATTTACGTTCACGGGTTCATGAAGTTTGCTAGATGTTGCATGCGATAAACAAAACCCATCTTGGCTCGCCTTTCTCGTACAAGGTTGTCCGCCCTTCTTAATACCTAAACAATACCCACCTGGATTCGGCATATCTCGTAGTAAAAGCTTGAGTGGTATCTTATGAATAGAAGATATGGACTGCACATAAATTAACATGCGTTCATGGCATGCTTTCTCTACCTCATCATTGAATACCCTGTTTAAATTATCAGAAACCCGCATACCCTTATTACAGTATAGCGCCTAATTTTTAAATGGGAGTTCGTCGAGAGGTGTCTCTTTTTTCTTTTTTGGTCTTCTTTTAGGTTTAATTTTGGTCAGCAATTCACCGAAAATTTCTTCCTTCGGGTCTTCAAAAAGTGGTTCAAGGAGATCACACACCGGATTGAGGAACTTATTCATGAAATAGTATTCATAATCAACTGGTACATTGTTATCTTTCGCATACCTGGGATCTTCTGATTTTTCAAATGCCTTTGCTTTCGGATCTTCAGTCTTCACGAGAATGTAAGGCACGCGATCACCTGACTGTGGTTCCGAACCGGGTTGTCTCTCTCGCATTTTGCGTACAACTTGGACGTGTGCTTGGTTGATATCCACAATACCCGGGCTGTTTACAGACACACTATTCCCCTTGACCTTGTAGGAATCAGACAAACCCTGTGAAAGTGTGAGCTTTTCGTTGGGAACATCACCTTCAATCAGTTCGAGAGCTCTTTGAAGCGCGAGTGCTTTCGGAGGTTCAGTATCACTACTTTCAAGTACGACATCCAAGAGCTCTTTACACACTTCACGTACGTGTGCCGTATTATCACGTCTCACGAGCTGAAGACCCTTTACATCAATGTAATCCATGTTCATTTTTCCATCCTTTCCTTGTGTCCAAAGTTTAGCGGCATACCGTTTCTTACTATAGAGAAAATAGGGCCAATACACCTTCTCGAGTTCCAAGTTATTTGGTTTTTTGAAGAGTGCGGTACACTCTTCGGCGGCACGCTCACCTATTTCCCAACTGTATTCCACAGCTTCGATACCTTTGCGGTCACCCACATCGAATTCGACCATTACACTATCGGTGTCGCCGTACCTTACTCTTGAACCCGGGAAGTGCTTTTCCACGTACTCCTTTGTTTGGTCAATCATGCTACGACCCTTCGTCGTCACAGTTGACGCGATGTTTACACATGGAAGGATACCCTTTGAGGCGCCCGTAAATCCGTACACGGAATTCATAGAAATTTTGTAGGCCAGCTGTTTACCATTGTACATCGCTTGGAGTGCACCAGTTGACGCCGCCATATCCTTCTTCGCTTGTTTTCTGAATTGCTTCAGTTCGATGAGAATACTCGGTAAAAGCGTTGGAACCCCTTGTGCGAATTTACACATCCGTTTTGTGGGTGGTTGCCCTTCGACCTTACTCGGAACTGGAATCTCAAAGGTTTCATATTCAATGCCCGGGACATTTTCATATTTTGGATCCATCACAAGACTTGAATAACACAGATTGTGAGCCATCATAATTGACGGATATAGACCCTCGAAATCTAGAGCAGTAATTGGTTTATAGTATGCACCTTTTTGTGCGTCGAGAACCGTCGCACCTTCATACCCTTGTTCGGCGAGTTGACCATACTGAATCGTGGGTACCATAAATCCCATTTCTCGAGCCTTCTTTGTGAGTTGACTAAACACCTTGATTTGCTGACCTCTTTCCACAAGAAAACACAGGGGCACCCACGTCGCTTTAGCCATCTCTAGAAGATTAATCAGGATACACATTTTAGACAGGAGGCGATGTGGAAGAAGGGTATCCTTAATACAATATTCAGCAACTTCCCGCAATTTCACGGGATCGCCTTCCTTGTACCTGGCAAACATCTCCTTTGCGGGCATATCAATTTTGTTGTCACCGAGATACAACTTAGATACATTGTCCAATTTATAAGAGTCAAGTTTATAGCCCTTTTTGACTTCATGAAACAAATCAAAAATAAAACGACCGGGCATACTCACCAGTTTCAGATCATTATCACCCAAGGCGCTCGAAGACAGTTTCTTGAGTTTAAGTTCGCAATTGTATCCACGTAACTTACTCAATTGAAAAAATTTCAAATTACATTTAGTGACGATTGCACGTTTCATGAGGTACTCAAGATCAAAACCAAAAATGTTCCAGCCAGTAATGATATCAACATCCTTTTCATGTAAGTAGTCTCGGAATGCTTCAAGCATTTCCCGTTCAGTAGCATATGAAATTACGTTTGAACCTTCAAGATTTGGATCTGTGTTTTTGTAACACAAACATGTTTTATCATACGGTTGGTCACTCCCAAATTTACACAGGGAGATTGCAATTTGAAAACATGCGTCCCCTTCGATATCAGCATCCGGAAATTTACCAGTTGAACTGTTACACTCGATATCCACAGACGCAACCACAAATGGAGCTGTTTCTGGATTTTCGACCGGAGTGAGTTTCCTCCAATTCTTACATTCCAGATCGATGTCAACATGCGCATTGTGAGCGGAGTAACACTCATCACCACTGTCCAACCATCCAGTTGACTGAATACCGGTTCTGTGCATAAGTCGCAAAACTGGATCCAAGTTAGATTCATACATCTTGAGTTTAATCGATTCATCTGGCAAAGGTCGTCTTAATCTACCAGCAACCATTCGTCTCGCAGCAAGATTCTTGAAGAACAACTGGAGGTATGGAAATTGCTCATTATTCTGAAACCCCCAGACATCCTTACGGTGAATCGTGTTGTAACTGGAAGGACAGCCAGGACACGCCTTCTCAATCTTATTGTATATGATTTGTACCCTCTGTTGAGTGACATTCCTTGGAAGCTTCACAAAAAAATAAGGTGTGAACGCAGTTGTGACACACACAGATTTACCCTCATGTGTTTTTCCAAAGATGCTGATCAAGTGCTCATCATCTGTGTCTTTCGTCTCCCAGGTGAGTGCTTGAAAGACAACCATACTTCGTTATGTACCTAAAATTTTAATATCATTTAATAATAATTATGTCAGCTGCACTTGTCGATCTCGTTTCAGTCGGGGCTCAGGATGCCTATATAACCGGCGAACCACAAGTGAGTTTTTGGCGCCAAAACTACAAACGTTACACAAACTTTGCTATCAAACCCGAACGTATGGACTACATCGGCACTTTCAACGGTGGAAGTGAAGTGGTGGTACCAATTCGATCTAAGGGTGACCTTTTGAGTTACGTGTGGATCGAACACCCAAATATTTCCAACGTCGGTGTAAACACGGATGCTTTTCACTCGACGGATGATACGTCAGTGACTGAATTCAGCCTACACATTGGAGGTCAAGAAATTTGCCGCATGGATTCCTTGTATGTGCAGGGTGTCCACAACGTTATCCTCAGAGAGGGACAATCGAAAGCTTCGTGCGCGGTCACTACCGCCGAGGTAGCCGATAACGCGAAGGGTGTCGGTGGGTCCGCGGGGGATCATTACATAATCCCATTCTTCTTCAGTGAAGATTGGACCAAGTCCCTCCCCCTCGTTGGACTCCAATATCATGATGTTGAATTGCGAATCAAGTGCCGCTCGGGTCTGGGTAACTTGGCTGCGGCACCAAAGATTTATGGTATGTACGCCTATTTGGATACTGCCGAGCGCGAACATTTCACGTCTCAAGATCACGAACTTCTCATTACCCAAACGCAATACCAGCCAGTCACCAAGACTGATACATCGATTGATCTTACGTATTTCAATCACCCAGTGCAATCCCTCCACTTGACCACGTCCAATGTGTCCGGTACCGGTTGGGTGAGTGATTACAGCTTCGACAAGGCGTCCCTTTACATCAATGGTTTGGCGCTCTTCGAAAACATGTCCAATACCTTCCACCACAACGTCGTCCATGAAATGCACGCGTCGAGTCTCGCGCCATCTTCGCTCGATGTACTTCCATTGTTCTCGTGGCCTTTCTGCCTTACCATGAACCGCTCACAACCAAGTGGCAGCCTTAATTTCTCTCGAATCGACAATGCGAAATTGACCATTCAATCTCCAAAGTCCGATGCCAGAGAAGGTTTATATCGAGTATATGCGGTTAACTACAACATATTACGCATAAAGGATGGCATGGCCGGAATTGCATTCTCGAATTAATTCCCAGAAGAACCAAACCCACGTTCCCCGCGTTGCGTTGATTTTAATTCAGTTACCTCCTCTATGAGCGGTGTTTCACATCGCTCTAAAATCATTTGGGCGATACGATTCCCCTGTTTAATGACGAACGGTTCACTCCCGTGATTAAATAGGATAACCTTCAATTCACCAGTAAAATCGGGGTCAATAACTCCAGCACCAGTTTGTATACCGTGTTTGAGTGTGAGGCCAGATCTCGGTGCGATTCTACCGTACACGCCAGGTGGTAGACACGCGCACACACCAGTGCTCACGAATGCTCGTTCCATCGGAGGAACTACGATTTCCTCCATACTATATAAATCATAACCTACCGATCCCGGTGATGTTCTCGTTGGTATGGTAGCATCGGGATATAGCTTCTTAATTTGAAGACTCATGAATTACACACGAGTTAAATCTTTATATTTCTATAATGTATATGTCTCCAAGATCCCTGAGCAATAGAGAAATTTCCAATCACGTCGCGCGATTGGTACAAATTGATCATAGCATTGAAGGAATAAAAAATGATATACGCAAAGCAAACAACAGGTTGGAAAAAGCTACAAATAAATCTTCTAACACTTACAAAAATGGACTAAAATTAAGAGCTAGTCTGAAGAAAACACTAAAAGATCTGACTGACACAAGAAAGGAATATATAAGCATCATATGTTCCCAAAATATGATTAAGGCATTAAATGGTAGGATAAAAGAAGGTGAAAATATCTTAAAATGTCCTTCTAACTTCCCTGAACTAAGACCAGAATTTGTACGTAAGATC